TTTAGATAGTAGATCAAACATGTGTTACACGTATACACGTTATCCAAATTTGTGTTGTATATCTTTTTATGTCCATTTCTCAGCTTAATTTTTTCAGGGTTTCCTGCTTCGACTAACCACATATAGTGCTCTTTGTCATGCATCCATTTTTCCTCTCTGTAAATCTGTCTTATCTCTTTTGGGTCATTCCTTACCCATGTGTCTATCCTAGGCTTATATGATCCCCAATTTAGTACACTTAGGACATAGAAATGAGTATCTGTCGACTTGTTAGTTGAGTGTGTCTGTGTTGTAATCGTCTCCCCATTAATATCTTTATCTATTTCTACTGTTGCAGTCTGTCCTTGTGACAAAACATCCGTTGTAATTGCATTAGAATTTTTCTCAACTCCTACAAACTTTATACCCTCAAACTCACCCTTCTTTTTCGCCTCTGCTAAGATACACATGGGTTCGTCGGTACTATGTGCACCATCAACTTCATCATCAACGATTGAATCTTTATAATCTTTTAAATCTACCCCAGCAGATAATCCAGGATGACTAAAATCTGTTACATCATACCACTCTCCTCTATATGAAATTAACACTCTATCCATTTTTATCTAGATTCAATATATTCTATTTATGTTTTAAACGTAAAAAAATAATAAAAATTGAAATATCATTTTTTTTCTTTTCACCTTTATTTATAGAGAGATAAATGAATCACGATTCTAATAATTATGTTGCCGATTATAGCGCATGTGTCGGATCATATACAAATTTAGAAGATAGACAAGAACTTCCATTATATATTAAAGCCATAACATTCATTACTATTAGTTTTCTTGGAGCTATATTCATACACAAAATTTAAATCACTTCGTAAATTATTTTACAAGATTTCTTTCAATGTATCTAACGCCTTTAAATATATTTCATTATATCTATTATATAGTCTTTCAATACGTTCTTTAACGAGATATGAATCATATGACTTTATATAATATTTTATAAGACTTATCAAATTATCATTATTATCGCTATTATTATCGCTATTGTAATATATAATGTCACTACTAATATCCTCCAATCTACTAACTCTATCCGTTATAAATAATGCTTTGTTCGCCATAAATTCAAATGTCTTCATACTTACAAAACCATAGTCACGCATATCTGGCCAATGATCATTTATTATCACCTTACTCTTATTCATTACATCAGCTAAACACTCATTATTTACCCACTTAAATCTTATCTTTTCATGATAGATAAATGGTATTATAGTCTCCCAACCCTTACCCCATATATTTAACTTTAAAGTGTCTTTATTATGTATAACTTTCTTAACTACGTCCCTATAAACATTCCTACTATTCCCTATAAATGAAAGATTATATTTCTTATTCTTTTCACTATTATCTCTATCATTATTACTATTGTTATTGCTATTATTACTATTGTTATTTCTATTATTGCTAGTACTATTAGGTTTATAAACGAAAACTTGTGGCAAATATTTAACTATCTTTTTACAATCTTTAAATATTTTTTGTAATTCTTCATATGCAGGTATAGATGCCACACATATTACATCATATAAATCAAATTGTTTTATATCAGAAAACCATTGAGCTGGATGTGAATAAAACCATAAAATATTAAAGTCTTCCTTTCTAGGAAAATATTTATTATATCCACCAAAATATATTACTTTCCTCCTATTGTTATTATTATTGCTGTGAATACTATTGCTGCGAATACTATTGCTACTAATACTACTATCATTGTCATTATCAAAGTCATTAATATCAAAGTCATTATAATTATTATTATGATTATCATTGTTGTTTACCATCTCTATAACAGCAGATAGACCCATTTGTTCGATCTCATATTTAAGATTTTTAGCGAGATTGTAATCTCCCCATTGATACATTAACTCTGGATCATTGCCACAATAAACTTTAATAGTTATTACATCTGCGCTATTATTTGTATTGTTTTTTGTAATTACATTAAATAATAAATTATCTAATGTTGGATTATCTGTATTATCAGGTAATTTATTTTCGGGTATATAATAAATATTTTTCATATTCATAGACTTAAATATTTGATATGTCTCTTTTTCATTAGTCAATGCAATACTATATTTGATATTATTACTCAATAGATCCTTATTTAATAAATCAATATATTCGATCCATAATATTTTAAATTTAAATTGGGTATTGATATATGTGTTAACAGTATAAAATACTACATCAACATTTACATCTTTGTCACTATTTACCCAATTATTCCTTAAATAACTATTATAATTATTATTCGTCTTATTTAAATAGCTTATTGTATCCAAATTATAAAATTTATCAAATAATTCCCTAGATACATTCGAATACTCAATATCGTTTACATTTAAAATACTCCCTTTATTTACACAGAAACTATTTATAAATCTTGCAGGAAATGTATAAACTCTCGCATCTATACAATAATTATAAGGTAAATATCCAGATAAAATTCTTTCCCATCCATGGGCATAACTCTCCCTCTTGTTCGTAACATAATTACTCTTAAAGAGATAAAATGTTTCACCCAATGTATGAATCGACTCTTTTAACCAAAAATCTCTAAGGATGCTCCATGATATCGCAAAGATTGTACCTGCACTAAAATATTCTGGAGTATTCCACTTATAAACTCTTTTGTAATAATCCAAGATTTCTAGATTATATTTATCTGTTTTCGCATTGTTCATATACTTTTCAGGAATAACAACTCCATAGTTGTCTACAACACTTTGAACATTCTTTATTATCGTCTCTTTATTACCAGCCATCGAAAAATATAACTGACGCCTCCAATTTTTATCAGATTTTGTATGAAATTTAACTAATACATCTACATGAATGTCTAATCTAATCAATAGATCCATATGAATAAAGAATCCACCCAGATCCATCCCCCTATTAGGCCCAGTCGTAACTATATAACTCTCTATTCCTACACGTTTTAACATATTCTTTAAGATATATCCATTAACACGCTCTTTCTCTATTAAATGAAATAAATAAATGTTATTATGTCCTGACTCCTTAAAATACATTAACAAAATCTCAACATCAGACAATAAATTTATATTTCCAATATGAATTGAAACTACCGACTTATATCTTCTACAATAGCTGTTACTACTTATATTCTTAGGTATATGACTCATTAAAATCTCATACCACAAATCATCTAATTTTTTCTCTCTACTATTTAAAGAATTACCCATTTTTTCAGGATTATCTTGTATGTTACTATGATTACTATGATTACCATGATTACTAGTATTGTAAATGCTATTATACATATTCATTAAATTCTTGTATCTTTTAAATCCATTATCAAATAACCTATTATGTATCGCAAATACATCTTTAATTCTAGGTATGTTCGATGTTAAAAAAGAAAAAGACTTAGCCTTTGTAATTTCAATTAGATCATGTATTAACTGCAAACTTCCAGCTATATTATGATTGTTTTGCAAAATATAACATGGAAAGTCACCAAAATTATAATAATAATTATCTTTATATTTATCTTTATAAGTATAGGGATCATCTATTATATAATCTTTATCAATTAAGATAATAGGCACTCCTACCTCTTTCTTATTTAAATACTTAATCGAATGATATACATAATTAAATGATTCCGTCAAATCAACAAAGATTATCGATATATTCTTTTCTTTAATGTCAAGTTCAGATATCCATTTATTATTGTTGTTGTTGTTATTGCTATTGTTATTGTTATTGTTATTATTATTATCATTATTATTTCTGATGTATTTTTGCAGTTCTGTTTGACAATTTAACCTTTTTTTCTTTAATTTTATACACATATGACCCAAACTCTTTGAATCTCTATTATTTAATTCTCTACCATCCTCATTCTCCATTGTTATTGATTCATATATCATATAGTCCTTTTCATGAATTTCAAAGCCTTGATAACCATTAAAGCTAAGGAATATACTAGTTAAAAGACTAGTAGCTATAAGTTCAATATCTATCTTGTCTAACTCCTTTAAATTTAAACTTTTAGATTCTGTAATTTGAAATAAATCTTCTGAATACACTATTAATTCAATATTTTTTATAATATCTTTATTGTTATTGTTTATGAAAGATGCAGAAAACTGAAACTTATATTTATAATTTACCTTTGTATGAATTACCCATTTTATACCTGCTCTTGGCAGATCAGAAAATTTTACTTTATTTTTACTTTTATCATCATTATCTATATGTGAATTTATATATTTCTTTTCAACATACAATTTATTGTATGGAATCATACAATAAATTAGCAAAAAATTCACTTTTGTTATACGAATTATATATATATATATATATATATGTATATAATGAAAATTTGAAAAAATTAATACTTTTATTCTTAACCTCACCATAAGAATGGTGTATATTAATCGTGCAAGATGCGAATTTGAATTTTTAATTTCAGAATTGCGAAAATTATATAATGATATTTATTCATATGAAACTAAAAATTATATACCTCTTATTAGCAAGAGAAACATTATAAATGAAATTAAAGATGATAATACCAAAATTAAAACAATCGAAGATTTAATTCTAAAGAAAAAATATATTGATTTTATTCATATATGTTGCTGTATTTATGAAAGAATAAATGCCTTATGGTTTCTGTTATTTAATCCAGATAAAAAGCAAAATCACATAGATAGATCTGATACTATAAAAACAATATTAGAAAAGCTTAATTTAACTCAAAATAATACAAGTGTATACAAAGAATTAATTAGAAAATTTTATAAATTTGTTAAATCTAAAATTTTTTTTGCTATTATTAATTTACAGATAGAAAATGCTGCAAAACATAATTTTATTTATGATACTAAAATTATTTATTTAGATGATTTATTTGGTCTAAAATATCCTGCACTTATTGCTTCAGAAAATATTTATTTAGCAGCGAATAATTACTCCAATTCATTACAGACAATAGAAATATTTAATTTGAAAAATGTTATTAATGATGCTATAAATATTATTGGGGAACTTTATAATACAATCTCTAAGAGGACTAATCTAGGTAAAATAAATTTACATGATAAAATATATTTACCAACAAAGATAAATGTATATACCTTAAAAAAATCACCAAGCAATGAATATGAATTGGTATCTTGTCAATGCGATTTAACATATAATTGGGAACAAAATGGTAAGACTACAATAAAAAACGCGAATGATGAGAATGATGAAAATATTATTGATGATATGAATTTCGAACTAGAAAAAGATGGTATCATCACTATACAAATTCAAAATATTGATGATTTTGTTTTTGCTAATATGGATGACAAATTTATTGCAACTACTCATATATATGATTTGATTGAATGTCGTCTTATTACTGAAAAAGATAAATATATATTATTTTCACACACAATTAATAACTATAAAATACTTGAGCAAAATAGGCCTTCTCTGTGCGATGAATATAATACAATACTTATCAAAATCTTACTTAAAAAAAGTAATGAATATTTAAATATTTATAGAGAAAAATCTAATAAAAAATATAAAAAATATAAAATGTTATTGCATACTATATCATCTTTATCTGACACAATTTTTACAAAAGAACTTGGATTAAGCCTTAATATTGATAATTTTATTGTTTATTTATTAAACAAAGAATTGGGTAATGCTATAGAAGCAAAAGAAATTATTAAATTCTATGAAGAGCTAATAAAAACTCATAAAAATATAGTTATTAAAAGTATACTTTCTTGCGCAGCAAAAAATAAGGAGGATTCAAAATATATTTGTGAATTAGCTATATTTACGAAAAATATTTCTCTCAAAACAGATGAATATAATGCAGCTGCTCAAACAGTCCATGATTGTCAAAGTGATAAACCATTTTATATTAACTTATTTAAAATAAATGATATTTAGTTTTGTGATGGATTATAGTCTTGAATTGGATCAATCTTTGATGCTTTCTCCGTAAGTTCTTTCATAACCTTTTGAAAGTTATTCTTTCTAGAATCATTTAAATCGACAGTCTTAACATCGATCTTTGATACACTATTCTTAATTTGTGAATCATTCATTAAGGGTGACTCTTTACATAATTGTGGTTTGTATCCATTTTCCTCTGCAAATTTTGCGAATGAAAATGGGGGTGGTGTTGGTTTACTTTTTTCAACTTTTTCAACTTTTTCAACCTTTTCAAGCTTTTCTGTTTGTTCTGCTGATTTTTCTTGTTGTTTTGATGGTCTTGATAAGTCTGTTGCTGCTTTTACTGGCGTTTTTACAGAAGTTTTAAAAAGTTTTGTTAACATCTCATCAACCAGATTTTGCAGCTCATCTGTTACAAGTTTCGTGGTTGCATTTGTTGTCGCATTTGTTGTCGCATTTGTTGTCACATTTGGTGTCGCATTTGTTGTCACATTTGTTGCGGGATTTGTTGCATTCGTTGCGGGATTTGTTGCATTCGTTTCTTCTTTTTGTTCTTTAGGAACATTACTAGGTTTCATCTTTGGAAAAAATTTCATTGCCATCGATACAATCTTATCGCGATTGCATTCGCGAAGACATTCGCGGGGACATTCGCACTGGTCGTATTGGTTGTCGCTTTCACAATCACATGAATACTGTTCACATGGTTCAGTACTGTAAAATTTACCAGGTCCACAAGGTCTGCAAGGGCTGCAAGGGCTGCACAGTTCGCAAGGGCTGCAAGGGCTACAAGGGCTGCAAGGAAGTTCGCAAGATTCGCAAGGAAGTTCGCAAGGTCTGCAAGGTCTGCAAGGTCTGCAAGGTGGATTTAAAGTATCGCAGACACATGGTTCAGATGAACCATTAGAGTCTAATTCACATGGATCATAAGTCTTGGGACAAGTATTAAAATTATCGTCATATAGATCAGGAAAGACATTGTTGGTATTGCCACAATACATTGTATACAGATTCATGCAATATTCAACTAAATATGGTGACGCTAAGCCAAGATAATACCATGAAAGATTCTTGAGACATTTCATTAATACATTATCATTGCTACTGCTACTGCTATCTTTCTTATCATAATAAACATCTCTAACAGGTTGTGCAAATAACTCAACATTACTGTTAAGCTGTCTTAACTCTGTCTTAATTCCACGTAAACTTTTTGCACCCTCACTTAGACTATCTAATGTCTTAGATAACCTATACCACATCATTCTGCATTCATAATTTACTGAGTTGACACATCTGGCAATATAATCAGTGAATTGGAATACACAATAGACTGTAGAAAATACCATTAAGGCATCAACATAAACATTGTTCGACATCATTCTCTGCTGTTATGATAATATATAGATATCTATATTAGGGAAATAAGAGATTTTTTCATCATTTTTCCCAAAATCATTTTTTTGCCAAAAAATGTATTTTATTTATATTTAAATAATAACAAATAATATAATAAAGCAAAGATATGATAGGAGTTACAAAGGAATTTAATGATCAAATAGATCGCTTATATCTATATTCTATAAGTAGTTTCGTCCTATTTATCATTATATTGTGTTTAATATTCGGCTATCTATTTAAAAGTTAAAGCATTATTCACGAATGAAAGTTGTATCATTATAAATAATATTGACTCTATCCCTTCCCTTTTCCGTCTCTTCCTTGTTTGAAGCAGCTTGAATTGGTGTATAAGGATGATCAGGATCCTGTGGAATCTTACTTGCAATCTCACGCATAATCTCCCAGACAAGCTTTCCGTGATTCAATTTTCCTTTTTCATTCGCATAAAGAGCAAACTCAAGCAACTTTTGAATAGCTGCATTTTCTTGTTCTGTGTCAAACTTTTTCACGTATTTTGCGATAATCTGAATATGATCTGAAATGATTTTGTTTATAGAATCACGGATCGCTCGCTTCTCTGTAATAGGAGTTTCTTCATCAAACTTAACCAGATTCTCAATAGTAGTTGGAACACTGATGTCACTGTTGGGAATAACCGACAAAATCTTATCACGAAAAGTGTAAAGATCGGTGACAAAGGTTATTTTCAATATACTTAACCATTACAATAATGTCTTTCAAGGAAAACACACGAGTATCTTTCACTTGTGTCGCATACTCAAGATAGACAAGACCCGCCTTGTTAACCCATTCAGTATTAGTATGATCTTTAATCAACTTTTTGTCGAGCAGACTTTTGTTCATCTTGTTATTGTGTTCTCGTTACTTATGAGAAAGTAGTAAATTAAATTATTTAAATCAATTTTTATATATATTATAAGAGCATACAGCTTCAGCTTCTCTAAAGACATGCGCTAAAGACATAAGCTAAAGACATGCGCTAAAGACATGCGCTAAAGACATAAGCTAAAGACATGCGCTAAAGACATGCGCTAAAGACCTTTTTTTTTATTACTAATAACCCTTTTATTTTTTTTATTTATTAGTAATAAATAACCTTTGTTTATTACTAAATTAGTAATAAAATGACCTTTTTTATTTATTATTACTAATTTAGTAATAAAATTTTTAATTAAAAGAAAAAAAATAGAAAATTTTAACTAATTACTGTTCTTTATTACTAATTTAGTAATTAGTAATAAATTAACCTTTTTTATTACTAAATTAGTAATAAAATTTATAATAAAAAAAAGAGCAAATTAGTAATAAATAAAAAGAGATAATTAAATAAAAAAGAGCAATTTAATAATTTTATAGTTTACAACCTATTAAGCACAAGGTTTAGCTTTTAGTTTGTAGTTTTTGTTTTAAAACCAAAAGCTAAGACTAAAAGCTGACTAAGTGCTAAAACTAAATAGAAAAATATTGAACTGATCTTACGATTTTAAAGAAAATATAAAAAAAATGATTTATATTTTTTATTTTGTGTTGTAAATGTATTATGATGACTTCTCTATCAAATACTAATGATCCTATATCTATTATTAACTCTTCCTTATCAGTAGGAATAGAAGAGGTTGGAATGCCTAGACTCGGTTACGCATGTATTAACAATACTTTAAATTACCCAAAGCCACGCAAGGATACTACTTGTAGAATTACTTCTGCTTATAATGCTGGTGCGAAAACTGGTTGTGATCCTGAAACAGAAGAATATAGCAAGGCAATGTTTAATTTTCTTACCCGTTATGGTCTTAAGAATACTGCCGAGGTTATCGAGATTCTACAGTGGCATGCTAAAGTAAAACTGTGTTTTTATCGATTATCTAGCGATTTATTCCCTCACATTGATAACGATCTTTTAAGATTTCATATGACGAGTGATGATATCGATGAGTATCGATCTTTAGCACCCTTTAAACAGAATATACAAAGAATCGCCGAAATTGCATACCTCAACAAGATTCGCATTACCACACATCCTGATCCTTATACTGTCTTAGCATCTCCAGATATGACTAAGGTTGAGACTAGTATTCGCACATTAACTTGGCATTCTTTACTATTCGAAATTATGGATGCACATATAGAATCCTTATATAAAGTTAAAGACGCTTTTAAAGACTCTATTCTCTGTTTACATATTGGCGGTCGTTATGATAAACTCGGAGGTAAAGTTGGTACTGTTAAACGATGGGCAAAAAACTTTAAAGAGCTTCTACCCGAATATGTACAAAAACGTATCTGTATTGAAAACTGCGAAAAAAATTGCAATGCAGAAGACTTATTGCCCTTATGTGAAGAACTTAAAATCCCTCTTATATTCGATTTTCATCACTATGACTGCTATCCCATCTTTCACAAAGACGAAAAACAACAATTACCTACTCATGAACTCTTACCTCGTATTATTCAAACATGGCTAGTCCGTGGCATGCGACCCAAATTTCACCTGTCCGATCAAGCCCCCAACCTTAATACTGGTGCTCATGACCAATTCGTTAAATGTATTCCAACTCCTTTATTATTATTAGCAAAAGAACAGAAAATCGCCTTCGATATTATGATCGAAGCTAAAGCAAAAGACTATGCAGTATTCTACTTACTAGCCAAATACCCCTTCCTAAACCAATCTAATATTACCGACCCATACTCACTAATCCATAAACAATATCCTGGTGTACCAGATAGACCAGAAATTATAACTCTCGATTCCATCACTCTTCTTGCTGACACTAGTGTCAACAAGAAGAGCACTAGTGCAGAAACAGAGATCACAATTAATGCGACAAATAATGTGATAAATGATAATGATAATGTTATGAGCAATGCTGACACTGGTTGCTCATGTTGTCTAGATTCTTCTCTACATAAATCAGTAGAAATGTTAAAAAAACCAATTGAACTTAAAATGGTACACCTCAAACCAATTATGATGAGGAAAAAATAAAGATTTTTTATTTATTTACATAAACACATAATAAGAGATCTTAATTTTTATTAAGCAATAATAGACTATTTGGAATTAAAACAGGCTTGTTTTCACTATAAAGCTCTTTGTTATTACCATCATGATCCATTACGATTATGTGTTTGACAACATTAGGCAATGGATCTCCAAATATTTTAACACGTTCTATGTCAGACATTGGAATTGGTTTATTAAGGTATTTATCTATCACGATTTTTGTAATATCTTTATAGATGCCTCGTGCCCCATACAAAATAATCTCTTGTTTCTGCTCTTTAGACTCTGTTAAATCTTCGATATGATGCAATAAGTTAATATCCTTAGGGGTTTTCTCAGAAAGGCTAGGACTACTCTGGTTTCTTAGTTTTTCACGCAAATATATAGCAAATATTGCCATATAATTATCCTCAACATCATTGAAAGCACCCGTTTTGGCGCGATACAGAACTTCTGACTTTAAATTATCACGAAGATATCGTAAATAAAACGGTATTTTAATTTGATTAAAATAAAGCACATCTCCTATATTGTAATGTGTCAACCAAAGTCTATCCAAAATAGCTGTATGTGTTCGATCATTTTGTAAGACTTCATCATTCATATCATATGTTTCAAACCCTCGATGATAAATAGATCTATGCACATTATAAGCTTTCGTACGTGTTGGTATTACAATGCATTTTACAGTAGACCATCTTTCAAAAAAAGCACGTTTATTAAGACGTTCTAAAATAAATTCATCATTTGATAATTTATTGACTCCTGCATGTCCATACATTACCCAGTTTATAGCAACTCCTCCTAATTTTTTATGTTTTGTACGCATATTTTCAAGTATATTATAAATACTGTCTTTGTATTTATTTTGCACTAATGAAGAATCAATCTTGGGTGTAATGAATTCATCACTATCGATTAATGCCAGCCATTCTGCTTCCTTTTTAGCTTTTTCAATAAATTTATTCATGTATGGCATGTGAATTTCTTTCTCAAAATCCTTGACAAAATCCTTATCGATTGTAAGCAATTCTACTATTCCATGCTTTATGTAGGGTTCTAATACAATTTCAAAATGATCTTGACTTAAGTGATTTGCTAAATAAAAATGCTCAACACCCACTAATAAATGAAATTCTATCCACTCTTTTAAATAAAACGCTGAATCACGAAATATACTAGCTATGGCTAACCGATATTTCATTGATGATTTTAACTATATAATAGCTTTTATTATAATAATCATTTGCTTTATTTACTTCAAAAATACACAGTGAAAAAATGAAATTTATAATTAAACATTTTATAATATTTGCAATTTCAGCAATTATTGAAAAATATGCTATTCTGGCTAATTTCATTATATCCTATAAGACAGACATGTGAGCTTCTTACCACCCTATACACAAATAATGATAATAATTTAAATCTTGTAATGTTAGAGCATTGGTGCACTTTTTGGTTAATCTATGCAATCTTATTACAGTATAACTTTATTCTATCTTATATTCCATTTTGGAACCTTATTTCATCTATTATTCTTATCAGTAGCTATAATCCACTATATATGAAATATCTGTTCGAAAATTCATATAAAGCATTACAATATAATTGGCTCTTCCTAAATAAGACGACTAAGGCACAAACCTATCTGGACTTTCTTGCATCCAACTATATAATACCAACCCTTAACTCAATCAATAAATTCGCTGAAACACTGCCTCCATCAGCTAAGAGTTTACTCGTAAGATTCTCTCAGATCTGTCATGCAGTTCTAATTTGCGAGAAAGATGTACAACAATATAATACTGATTTTCTAGCTAAGAGTGATTAATTTAAAACTCAGAGATATTTAAGATACAATATTCTCTTTTCTTACTTTGATTCATTCAAAAGTAAATTAGATGGAATACAGCTATCAAAAAATGATCATATTCAATTTATTACTCAATAATTAAATAGATGGAAGAACCAACCAAATATAAATACATCTTGTCTTGCGATTATTTATATCTAATAGGAGATGAGTTTGACGAGTTCATCAAAGATATTCAATTTGGCTGCAGATTTAGTCGAAAACACAATGAAACTGCAGTAAATAAATACTTTATATGTGATAAAGATGTGAAGTTCAGATATTTTATTGATATAAATAGTAAAAAGTGTAATTTCATAATATCAAATGATGATAGAAGAGCAATCATTAGATATTTAATAAAACATGGAATAATGCCATCTAAAAAATGATCATATTCATATCAATTAATTACTCAATAATTAAATGGAAGAACCAACCAAATATAAGTACACCTTATCTTGCGATTATCTATATCTAATAGGAGATGAGTTTGACGAGTTCATCAAAGATATTCAATTTGGCTGCAGATTTAGCCGGAAACACAGTGAAAATGCAGTAAATAAATACATTATATGTGATAGAGATGTGAAGTTCAGATATTTTATTGATATAGATAGTAAAAAGTGTAATTTCATAATATCAAATGATGATAGAAGAGCAATCATAAGATATTTAAGAAAAATAGATCTGATTTATTAATGATAAAAAATGATATAGTAAAAGTTTAAATAATCTTATTATTTAATAAAATTCATGAGTCTAATTGATATAACAAATTTTTTTACTGCATCGGAAGCAAGTAAATCACCCCTTAAAGTTGTTTTGAAGAATTTCGATAACAAAGACAACATTTATAAGCAATTAAAGGTTATTTTATCCTTATCAACGAAGCTAGAAATGTATACAAACGATCCTCGATATATGTATGTTAAAATTCATCTCAAATCAGGTATCATAGTACACCGTACTTTTCGTGAAGATGGTGTCATTTTAGGAACAGGACTAGATCTTATTTTTCAATCCTTAGGAGAAACCCATAATAACGAGCTTGAAATTGAATAAATAAATTATGAGGAAAGATATTTATATTGAAACAAAGTATATTTATTTATCCATAACGATAGATAGAATATTTATTCAATTAATTATTTCTTAGTTGATTGCTTGATACTAATATGTGTTGACCCATTCGAGAATTGCTTAATAGTTGTAACAACTGGTTTTCCAGGAGTTGGCTTTGGGGTACTCGAAGTTGATGGTGAACTGTATTTCAATGGCATTTTCTTGCTATTTTTTGTAGTAGTAGACACTACTATGTCTAAACTAAATATATCAATTTTTAATTATATATTTATATTACAGGTGCTCTAACAAAGTTTATACAAAAGTTATAATTCCCTCGCAAATATTTAGTAGCTATAATCATACTCGATGAAACTCATTAAGTGTTGCAGTTGTAACATAGAGCGGCTCCTTAATTAAGTCCGACAGTTTAACCATTCTGTAGGGATTATCTACATCCCCTGTAGTATAACAAACCCTCTTAACTCCATACATAATCATAAAATTAATACATATATTACACGGTCTCGTGTTACAATATCTAATCTCACCATTCGCCTCAACAATACGCGCAACATAGATCGTACATCCATCCAATAACTTTTTCACCTTTCCCTTTCCCTTTCCCTTTCCCTTTCCCTTTCCCTTTCCCTTTCCCTTTTTGACCATTCTTTAGACTCGTAACTCCCAGTCCGTTCGGACTCTTATATAGAGCCAAGAGAGATGGCAAGACTCTCCTAGTATGAGAAGAAACAGCCAAGATCGCCATCATCTCAGCATGACCACTCATCGCTAAAATCTCACCACCATATCTCTGACGTAACCAATTACCATATCCAGTAGATAAGATTTTGTTATTATTAGAGGTTATGACAGCACCAGTCTTACTCAGACTAGTACTCTTCTTCGCATTAATTGCCGCCAATAAAATTAAATTGTCCATTCTTACTCTTTGTTTTTTTGTTTTTTTGTTTCGAAAAACAAAGACGATTATAATTTTTCATTTTTTTTATATAATATAAGGGCCTCTTTAAATTCTAAAGAAGACTATTGGTCTTTTAATATTTCATTACAAGCCTTATATAAGTCTTTAACGATTAAACAATCAGTATTTACATACTTTAAAATTACTTTTTCTGATGAGTTTTCAGTTTGTGAGAGGGAAATATTTAGTCTGCATTCACCACTCTCTTTCTTTTTAAAATCCAGTTTTACATGAGAATAAAGACTTAGATTGTAATCTAGATTAAATGCGCTACTTAAAGACATTTTTTTGTTATGATTTATGATATATTAATTATGTCAAAATAATTTTTACAGAGATCATTTTTTTATTGGGGTATTTAGCCATGGCAATACATCAGGAACTGGATTTTCACTAAGAATCTCCGTTCTAACACCTTCAAATAGTTCTTGCGTCATTACATGATTATTACTTTTTAACTTTTCTCTTATTCTATCATTCATATTATTATATTCGAAACACCATTTCAGCTCTACCATACCTTTTATAACTATATCAATATCAGGACTTCCCGTATTAATATATTTACTAGCTTGTTTGCTAAATCTCGTTAATTTCTTCTCTTCCATCATCTTTTTCAAGATATTCTTCCTAGTTTCTTGTATTCTAACGATTGGTACATATTCATCAGGTCTTCCGTTATTCTTCTTTGCCATCGTTTCAGCCATATGCATTATCTTTTCCTCTTCGACCGTTCTTTATTGACGATCCAACCCTTCTTAACGACTCTAGAACCAGAATAACCACAATAATTACTACCACATTCACATGGAAGTGAATCACTATCAAGCAGTCTTTTAAGGACACTCAGATTCACAGTTTTATCATTTGCTACAAATTCATTATCCTGTAATATTTGTAATCCTGTGTTAGTTAGATTATATCTTTCAAGTATATTTATCTTCCATTCCCCCACATCATCACCAGGCTCAGAACAATATCCATCATGTTCTACATCTCTGCGATCAACGATAACCCTTAATTCTCCTACGATCGGTGATCTATAATCATTAAAATCAACATTGAATATCTCCAAATTTAGATATTCTGCCTTTACACTATGTAAATCATATTCTTTTAAAATTTCATCATTTATATCATTACTATTATTATCGTGTAAATCTAGATTATCCATTTCTAATATGTTTTTCTTGTGAAATCTAAAAATAAAGATATTTCAATTTTTTAATATCTTCATCTCTGCAGCTATTAAAAAAATTGAATTAGCATAAACTAAATTTCACATTTAGTGTTATATTGTTACCTCATATGGACACAGATTCTGATAATATTAATGATTTAGATAAAGATGATAAAGATACAAAAGAAGAAAAAGATAAACATGATGCAGAACTTGCAATGAATACTATGTTCGTATTTGATTGGACTAAGGTTGCTGCTGTAACTACCACCTATAAATATTGTACGGTATATTTTGATAGTGGTATTACAACCAATGTACAAATACCTTTCTTCTTAGAAGGAAATACAGAAGCCTTACTAACGAAACAATTCAGAAACTATTTAAATGAGAAGAAAGCTAGAGAACTTTCCTTACACAAAAAATTTTCGGAGATCGAAGAAGCCTTAAAATATGCCCCAAATGATTTACTAGAAAGTGAATATCATAAGGCTATGATGGAGTTTCAAACTCTTTCTGGTAAAGATTTAGGGCAGAAAGAGCAGATCGAAGGAAAGAGTCTTGATGAAAGTGATTAAAGAATCAATATGTAAAATAGTAAAAGAACTCTAATTCTTTTACGATTAATTAATCGTAAAAAATAATTCCTGGACCTTGTATCAGGAATTATTTTTTTACTATTAATCAATCGTAAAATCAATCGTAAAAATAACGAAAATATTGGCGAACTTTGATATTAAAAAAAAATGATGTTCATATTAAAAAAAACTTTAGGGATTAATTAGTCTCTTTAGTTTTCAATGGAAGATTCCAAATTAACCAAATTAAGATTCGGTACTTATCGATTACATGGCTCTGAACTTAGTAATGCTGTTAAAACAGCCTACCATCATGGTATTAGGCAATTTGATACTGCAAGACTATATCATAATGAACATGAATTAGGTGAAGTATTAGCACAATTAGCAGCTAAAGATGATAAGATAAGTGTTACGACTAAATATTGGCATAAGAAAGATAAACCAATGGATTTAATTGCAGCGGATATTATGGATGGTGTATCCAAGATTAGACTTAAAAAGAATCATGCCTTAAATAACATGGAAATTACCGTCTTATTGCATCATCCTTGTCCTTATTATGTCTGGCAAACGTTAGAAGAGCTATATCTTAAGAAGAAGATAGATAAGATAGGTGTATCAAATCATTCTGAAGGGGCATTAAAGGAATTATTAAAGATTGCTAGAATTAAACCACATGTTAATCAATTGGAAATACATCCTTATCTATCCGATTCAGAATTACAACCTCTATTACAATATTGTTTCTCCGAAAATATCAGTGTTGAAGCACATTCTGTCTTAACTCGTGGAGTATTCAACGATAAACCAGCAGATGAACTTCTTAAATTCGCATTATCACAATTAGGAGTAAAGAGCGCTTGTATAATGACGCAATCAGCACCACATTTATTAGAGCTTATTAAGGCAGCCACTATCGATTATAAGGATGAAAAAAGGAAAGTTGAAAGATTATATCCATTAAAACCTAGTTATCCAGAGAATACAGCCCTTCCACTTAAAGATATTAAAGGATTAACCAATTATATCGAATTTGAAATTAAAGAAAAACAGAAGAAAGTTAAAGATGCTAAAGATGAAATAACTCTAGCAAAAAGAGTAGCAAATTCTGCTCCAAATGATTGGAACAAGTCTTATCATGGCATGACTCAGGCCGGATTCTCACTTTCAGGTTTTATTCCGAGTGTTAAAAGCAAGTATAGTAATCTTGGTAGACAAGTAGCTAATCTTTTATATAATGAGAATGATAGCAGGGATCCAGCAGTTATAAATAATGCATTTACCAAATATCATGCAGTAACAAAAAGTTCGCGTAAAGAGATTGAGAATAAGATTAAAGAAAATGAATTAAAGGCGAAAGGAAAAGCAACATGTTGTCTCTTAAAGAATAGACCAATGGTTAAAAAGGAATTTATGAAAGACAAAGATAATGAAACACCAATTTCAGATGCTGTTAAGAATCCAACTCCGATGCCAGTAACCGTATCTTCGATCGAGCATTTAAATCCAGTATTCAAATTCTTACAGAGTGATAAAGGCATCTTAGCCGATAATAAAGAATTTTTTAAAGGAGCATTACGTCCAGATGCAGTAGATTTATGTAAACAGGTAGTTGGTCCCTATATAGTAGATCTATGCAATGCATTAGCTAATACTCACTATTTAAAGCATTTCTTATTAGGTAATAACATAGCATTCGACAAAGATCAAAAACATGCTTATAGTATGGCAAACTTAATTAAGACGGGATTACCACCAATTGAGACCTGGTATCTAGCAGGAAATTGTATCGGTCCTGAAGCGATGGAGATTCTAGCATCTGCATTCTGTGAAAATAGGGTGGCAAATGCTTTATGGTTAAAGCGTAATCCCATTTTAGCTGAAGGTATACCTCCAATGATTAAAATGTTAAATATAAATAGGACGATCACTTTATTAGACCTCGACAATTGTGGTCTTTTAGATAAAGGTGTTAAAGAATTAGCAGAATTAAAAGATTCTGCTTTAAAACATATTTATTTAGATTCAAATGGTATTACAGAAGTTGGAGCTGCTGATCTAGCCAGATTCTTAAAGAATAATATAAAAACATTAAAGACCTTCTATGCAGGTGTAAACCGAATTAAAGACGCTGGATGCAGATTGCTTTTAAAGGCTGCATCTGATAGTACACAGCTTAAACGATTCTCTCTGAATTCGAATAGATTAACGGATAACTCCTCGACTGAGATCGTTGAATTTGCTTTAAAACTTAGGCAGCTAAGACTCTTAGATGTTGGTTATTACAAGTCGACATTCGATATGGGTGAGAAACCTAATTTTTTTACGGATCCAGAGCCATTTATAAAGTTAATTAAAGAACACGAATCTATACAGCATTTAGACTTAACAATGAATGCAATTCCTTATGAAAAAGCACAAAAACTTATCGATGCCGCAAGATTAAAGAATTCAATCAATGTATATGCTTCTATGATGGATTGCCCGAAACTGTCATACGAAGCATTTAAAGATAAAGATTTTCAAAAAGGTTTAAAACACCCTAAAAGAGTAGTCCATATTGATTCTATCTACCGCAACAAGTAAGGGCGGAGGGCCGCCCTTATGAACCCTCCCTATTGGACTCGCTGCGCGAGTCCGGTGCTTCTCTTAATTTTCACTTTAGTTTCGCTTAATTTTTCACTTAATTTTTCGCTTAATTTTTCACTTAATTTTTCGCTTGATTTTCACTTAATTTTTAGTTTCGCTTAATCTTTAAGATTTTATAGTTTTTCAGTTGTAGTTATGTTATAACTTATAGCTTTTCGCTCTTTGTAGGGTTAAAAATGATAAGAGTGTGGTGAATGTTAAATCTTTGATGTGTCCAAGATGTGATGAAGATTTTATAAAGAGTAATCTACATAAAATAAAAAGAGTCGCGTTAGAACTATATAAAAACATATCCTTGATAAAATATATTTGTAAATGATTCGAAAGTTAAGTATCGATGATAAAGAGCAATATCTCTCCTTGCTTGAACAACTTACAACTGTTGGAACTATCTCTGATAGTAAATGGTTTTTATTATTTAAGAATATAGAGGAATGTAAGAATATTGAAATCTATGTATTAGTGGGAGTCAATGATAAGAATGCCTCCAATAATGATGTTATATTGGCAGCAGGAACATTATTAATAGAGCAAAAATTTATCCATGGTGGAGCAGTTGTTGGACATATTGAAGATATCGTTGTTGCTGAAAAGGCAAGAGGTTTAGGTTTAGGAAAGCAGATTGTCGAACATTTAATTAAGAGAGCAAAAGATTTAAATGCGTACAAAGTAATCTTAGATACAAAGGAAGATACTAGTGGCTTCTATGCTAAACTTGGATTTCACAAGCATGAGATTCAGATGAGAATGGATCTATAGGAGAAAGATAGATTTTTTTTATTAGAATACAGCTACAACAGCTACATTAAACTATAATATGGCTACAATAGCTTTTTCTTAAAAATGAAGAGACTAAAGAGACAAAAAAGCTATCGGGTAGAGTTTTTTCCCCTAGTCTATCGACCGCAAGGGAGCCACCTTTAGGGGCTTTTTTGTCTCTTTAGTCTTCAGTTTTAAAAAGGGCTACTAAGTCTGTTTGTGTTAAGACCGTATATTCTCCCAGATCGAAATTATCTTTTAACAATTGTGAATAATCATCTACTTCTCTCATAGCACTAGACTCATATACGCGATATCGTACTTTTTCAATCTTACCTGAATAGTTTTCATATCCCATTCGAGTTTCATTAAATGCACAAGTAAAACCTAGATAATTTAAGTCTGTGTAAAAGCCAATAAATTGATACTCTCTTCTATTTTCACGTTTAGCTTCTGCTACATAGATTTTTACCATTTTTCTTTATCTAATTTGAAAATGAAAAATCAGAATAAACAAAATATCAATTTATTTATAAATATATATTTTAATATGATAAGGATTCATTTCTCAAACAAGAAAGGTGTAAAACTCCGGTAGCATAACTCATTGGAGTATATCCACTAGGTTGATATAACTTTTCATATTTCCTAAATTTACACCATTTATATTTTTTTTCATCTAAATGATCCATTCTCTTATTCATTCTGTCAATAATTTTGATTATCATGTCCATTTTTTCAGATATATTATCTATTTTATCTATCATTTTGTCAATTTTATTAGTTATATTGTCCATTTTTTCAGATATATTATCTATTCTGTCTACTATATTATCCATCTGCTTAATTCCTCTATTAAAACCAAAAGGTAAGATATCTACTTTTTGTTCGGTCATAATTTGTCTTGTTTCCTTATTCCATATAAAATAAATTATAATATATAAATCAATTTTATATTATATTTTAATGCTTTAAAACGTACCAGATTAATGATCCTCCTATTCCTATTGTTGATAAAGTCTTAATGCAATATGATACTGTGTCATATGTCATTTTATATTCGTTCTCTTCTTCATCAACAGGTGGTGGACTATCAATTAATGCAGTCGTAATCATTAAAAGACCAATAGCAGAACTGAATTTAAGTGCAACATTATTAGATACATTCTTATCGAGGATTGCGTGATATACTAGTGGAGCCATTAAAAATGTGCCAAATCCCTTAAAATATACTTTCAGATCCGTGTCCATATCTGTATTCATGTCAGTGTTCATATCTGTATTCATGTCTATGTGAAAATGTTTTATTAAATCATTTTTTAAATCCAAAGATATAATTCTCCATAACTAGACTCACGACTGTAATTAGTGCATGTCTTCGGCGCAGCGAGGGCAGAAAGAGCAGGATTCATAAGGGATGCGATCTGCCCTTATAAAACAAACCGGACCTGCGCAGCAGGTCCAATAGAGCAGGGTTCATAAGGGCGGCGATCCGCCCTTATAAAACAAACTGGACCTGCTGCGCAGCAGGTCCAATAGAGCAGGGTTCATAAGGGCGGCGATCTGCCCTTATAAAACAAACCCGACCTGCGCAGCAGGTCCAATAGAGCAGGGTCTCTTTAGTTTTATAAGGGCGGCGATCCGCCCTTATTAGGTGATGATCTGATCTTCTGGTAAATTATGAATAAATTCGGCCACTCTTTTAATTAATTTTAATCTTGTCTTTGTCGTACTTAATAGATGAGCATGTTCCTGAGTTTTATTTATTTGATATTCATCTAATAAAGCTTCTCTCGTATCACAATCTACTGGACCTAAGATTTTCGCTATCATATCATTATTTAATTTTAAAAATGCATTCATAAGATTATCACATATAATCTTACTGCTTAATTGACCTTTTGAATCTGCTCTCCACATCATATCACCATCTAAAAATTCAAGTCTGCATCTGGTAAGATCTAATACCCTAAAAGGAATATCCGATTTCTTCTTTCCCTCAAAATAGATCTTCTTAACTAGCCTAAACTCAGATTCACATTGATCTGTTGCTGTTCCACAATTCTTTATATAAACTACAGCTTTTACAGAGCTATTAAAACATTCTGTTAAACATGTTATATAATCCTCTGGTACGATGCATTTAATAGTCTGACTACCATTCTTATAGAAGACAGGTTTCGCTTTAACTAGATTCTGATTAATTTTTGGTTCGACCATGAATGATAGCGGTGGTAATGCTACTATTCTATCACCATCAGAATCTATATTGTTAATATTATTAGCCGTATATCTACCATTATCATTGTTGTTGTCATTGTTGTTGTCAATATTATTGTTATTGTTATTGATGCTACAGACTCTATCATTATTATTACCATATACTCTTTCATTTGTAGGCATCATCTTGGTATCATAGAAACTATCATCCTCACTATCGTAATCCTTCTCATAAAAGAGATTACCCTTAAATTCATACTCTGAATTTAGATTATTTCCATACATCTGTTTTAACTGATTTTTATTCATCGGTTTTGTAACATCTGGTTTTTCACGCATCTTTCTCATCGATGACGAAGAACCTGGTGGTGCATATGGATCAGCTAACACATAATCCTTATTCTTATTGCCATTAATGTTATTGTTACTGCTACCGTTGCTACTGTTACTACTCTTAAAAGTATTGTGTCTATTATTAATGGCTTGGAGATTTTTAATAAATTGTAGACTTGATACACCATCTGTAATGTCAGAATTTGTATTAAGATTTTTATAAGGATTTTTAATTAAATCTTTTTCTTCAGATTCTGATTCTGATTCTGACCGATAATTTGGATTTAATTCATATGTTGTATATACCTCATAATCTTCAGGATCTTGAAAAGTATCTATTTTAAATTTAGATAGCTGTCTACCAGTATCAGCCGTAAAACCAGTATCCATCATTATCTTTTCCAAAAGTTCCCGATTCTTTGGAATTAAATCATCATCATTATCACTATCATTGTCAACATTTTGGTTGTCATTTTGATTATGTACAAGTTTCTTGTGACGACTTAGACCAGATCTTTGTGCAAATGATTTTGTACACTTATCACAATTATGCAGTTTATTATTTTCTTCTTGCATTTAATTTATAATACATTTTTAATTTACATTTCTTAACACAATATTTTATTCCTATAATTATTATTTTTATATATAAGTATAATTTTGATCTTGATAATCACTTGATAATTCTAATTTTTCTGAACCTAAATTCAGTGAATACTCCAAATCATCTAAATCTATATTATACAAACAATCTGTTAGCTTTACTTCAGAATTAATACCTAGCATAAGTTCGAGATATTCTCTTTCATCATCATCCACATTTTTATGATACAGACTATTATGTTTGCATAGACCTGACATATGTGAATATGATTTATTACACTCATAACATTTAAATGGTGTATCTATATTGCTCTTAAATAACTTCATATAATATCTTTAACTTTAAAAACTAATTTGTGTTGGTTTCATTTTTTTGTCTTATCATTTTTAAATATATTTTATGGTAATGGTAACATGTTACCATTGTTTGGTTATAGGAATCTTTCCAACTATTTTAATATATCAAATATTGTATGCTTGGCTCATTTCATAAGAGATAAACAATGGTAACATGTTACCATTGTTTGGTTATAGGAATCTTTCCAACTACTTTAATATATCAAGCAGTACATGCTTGGCTCATTTCATAAGAG